CAATTAACTAAATTAAAATTAATTCCTGATTGGCGACAAGTTGGAAGAATGACACAACACATGGGGTTGTTGCGTAATTTAGGATACAGGTTTGGAATTGCTCAACTAGATTTATTTTTCCAAAAATTTTGGCGACCTAAAGTATTGTTAAAACTTGGTGTAGCTCCAAGAAACTTTTTTGACGAAGCATTACAAATGGGATTACGTCATGGGTTTGGCGCGCAAGTTGATACTCGTTTAGCAATTACTGCGGCGGGAAGAATTTCTCAACGAGATGAATACGGCAGAATATTTGGAGCGCAAGTTGGTGATGTTGCTTGGACTAAAGAACAAATAATTAAAGGTGACAGACAAGCTTTATTAAGACAATTAGCTGGTGTTCAACCAGTGGCTCAATCAAATATTGCGTTACTTAAATTCCCTGCCATTGTTTCAAGAAAATTTTTAGATGTTATGCAAATGGGTAATAAAGCCATTCATAAAAAAGCTGAAAAAGCTGCTATCGCTAGAGAAGGTGGACGTTGGGATAAATTACCAAGTGAAGAAAAAGATGCGATTGTTCGTAATGAAATGATAAAACTTTATCAAGAAGAATCTGGGTTTGTTTCAGAAGCAGCTATGCATACACAATTTGTTTTAGAATGGAAGCTTCAAGAGATGTTACCTAACGCTCATTTAACAAGTAAATTGTCACCATTTGATCCTGCTATTTCTGACAAAATTGCTGTAGCTAATAAAATATTAGAAATGCGTGGCGTGTCTGGAGCTAAACAAAGAGAAGGTGTATACCACGCTTTAAACAATCCTGTAGTAATGGAAGCTGTTACAGAAAGTTTAATGCGCCCTCTAGCGCCTTACATGGATGACGCTAAAGGAACTGATTTAGTAGTAAGACATGGTGGCGATACTCATAATCGAAACATTATGTATCGACTAGAAATGGATCCTTCAAGAATAGAAACCAAATTTTATACTGAAACTAGAAACAGTAGAGAAAGAGTTGAAGGCGCTTTACAGCAAATGAATTGGATGAAAGATGAACCTGCTGCTGTAGAAATGGGAGTTGAACTTGCTCATCATATAGATGAACCTATGAATCTGTTCTTTAGAGATATTGTTCCTCCGGGTTATCAAGCTCCTTGGAGGAAAACTGGTAAACCTGCTTTGCCTCAAGGTACTGGAATGCCTCCTCATGTTCCAGATATAGATATTAAAAATGTAGATACTGGAGTAGGGTCTTCGATTCATCGAGCTACTGACTCGCTTAAAAATGTTGAAGGTAAATTAGAAATTCATTTAGACTTTGGTGTTCTTGCTAAACAGTATAAAGCTATTTTATTTAATCACAAAAACATAACAAAAGGACCTAATGCTGTTGCTTTAAAAACTCTTGGTTATAATCCTTCTACATTTGTTAAAGGTTTATCAGAGCTTAATTTAACCGCAGGTCATTCAAGTGTTCCTGAAACTTTTTTAAATGCTTTAAATGTTGAACGCGCAAAAATGGGTATGGCTCCAAAAAAAGCAGGAGATGTATTAGAAGAAGCTGAACCTTTTTATTTGTATTCTTTTGAACGTCAGTTAGCTGCTGTTCGTTTACAACATTATGATGATGCTGTTTCAGCTTCTGATTTAGTAAAAGCTAATCAAATTGCTTTGCAACAATTAGGTGTTGGTGAATCAGCAGCTCTTTCAAGTAAAGTTCCTCTTGCTCATCCTGTTACTAGAATTATTTCTGGCGGTCAATCTGGTGCTGATATAGCTGGTGTTCGTGCGGGTCGTGCGCTTCAAATTGAAACTGGTGGAGTAGCTCCTGTAGGAAAAACCGGCAAACTTTCTTCTAGTAAAGAAAAAACAAAATACGGAAAATTAGTTACTGATGAAGAAATGAGAGATCTTGGTATAACAGAAGTTGAAGGACCTATACCAGAAGACGGTGGTAATTGGGGCGAATATTATATGAGGCGGACTAAAGCTAATATAGATGCGTCTGATGGTACTGTTATTTTCACTCAACCAAATTTGCCTAAAACAATTAAAGGTAGAGGAGTTTCAGGTACAGAAAGAACAATTAAATATGCTACAGATAAAGCTGATTATCCAGATCCTTTAATATTTAATGCAGAAAAATTTACTGATAAAGATAAAACAAGACTTTTAAAATGGTTAAAACGAAATAATATTCAAACACTTAATGTTGCTGGTCCTAGACAACATGTAGTTGAAATGAAATGGCAAACAAACAAAAAGAACTCTGTTGTTCTTAGTGGTAAATTTGGCAAAGGTAATATATTTAAAGCAGCAGCAGGAAGTAAATCTAAAACTCTTTTTGAAGCAGTAGTTAAAGGTGAGCGTAATGCTTTAATAGCTCCTAAATCTACTGAGGTAAGATCTGACACAGTAAGAGGCATGGAACGAGATCCTGAACTAGCAAAAGGTGTTAGTCCACTTATAGAAAAAGGTTATAAAAGTGGAGAAGCAAAGATATTACCGATTGATTTAAATCCGGGTCTTTTAGAACGGTTTGGCGAAGGTGAGTTGCTAACTATAACAAGTGGTAAAGAAAAAGTTTTAGTTCGTGTTATTAGTAAAAAACCTTCTGATGAATACAAAAGTAGAGAGTTAGCTAAAAAGCTTGGTTATGAATATGATACAAGAACACAAAATTGGGACGAGCTTGCAGTTAGCCATACTGTAATTGAGTTTGAAGTAGTAGCAGAAGATCTTCTTAAAACTGCTCCAGATTTTGAATCTTCAGTTCAAAAGTTTTTAACTGACTCTTTGTCTGGTGGTGCTAGAACTTATGTACCTCCTGCTCCTACTGCAAGTGGAATTGATTTACAAAAGAATCTTGAAGCAATAGAAGAATTAGGTGGGCAATTAGATTATTACCCACAATCAATACAAGGAATTACGTTAGATGATGTAGATAATGTTGTTGAATGGCAATCACCGTTTGGTGCAAGTAAACCTGAAGTAACTGTTTTAGGTGAAGTAGGAACAGATTATTATTACACGTATCATCATTATCATATTGTTGATGAAGGTAAACCAGTTGGTACTGTTCTTCGCTCAAAAGGAAATGGTACAAAAGGAAGCACTAAACATGTATACGTTCAGGGCGGTTGGGATCCTGTTATTCAAGATGTTAAAAATCAAGTAGAAGCTATAACTGGTTACGAATTTGATACAGTTATTGTTCAAAAATATGCAAGAGGTAATGTTGATTTAGGTTTTCATTACGATAAAGAAACAGGAACTTGGCCTGCGCAACCTGAAGCAATTATTGCTTCTGTAAACCTTGGTGCTACAAGAGATTTTGTTTTCAGACCACGAACTTATATAGATAAAACTGGTAAACGAGTAGAGTATTCGCGTCAAGCATGGAACAAAACATCTAGAAAAGAAGAACATGTACCGTTTGAATTAAACGATAAAGATGTTTTCTTAATGCGTGAAGGCACACAAGATGCTTGGGAACATAGTTTAATGCGACGTAAAGGAAATGTTGGTCCACGTATTAATCTAACATTCAGGCGACGTAATCCTGCTATTCAGAAAAAAAGTCGCGGCGACGCAGCAGTTCCATTTAGAGGTGAAGACGTTGCATCTTCAGGATTTACTCCAGCCCCTCCAAAACCACCAGCATTTGCTCCTGCTTCACCGCCACCACCTGAAGATCCTTCATCACAATTTGCACGAGCTGCATATGACAAAGTAACAGAAATGGGAGTTCGTTCTCATTTACGAGAATTTTATGAAAACGTACATACTTTTGAACAAGGCACAATGCGTGATGAAGTTAATTTACTTATTAAAAATATTAAAAAAACAGTAGGTATAACACCTTCTGAAGAAAAATTTATTAGAGGATTGTTAACTCCTTCAGATAAAAATGTTGGTTACGTTCACAGTAATGCTTTAGCTTGGCTTGTTAATTACAGAGTTAATCCTGAAGCTTTAGTCGGCGGCAGAGATTTACAACCTATTGTTTCTCGGCAAGTTGATAGAGGAGTAAAAGAGTTTACAACTATCTCTGGGCAAGACAGATTAAGATCTTTAAAAGCACATGGCGGTCATCAAGGAGTTATGCTTCCTGTTCCTCCTGATCGAGTAGAAATCTTTTTGCCTCAAATTAATGGTGATGCTGCATTGCATCTTGGGTATTTATTTGAAGCAGCTCGTGGTCCTATGACTATTGAATTAAGAAACGCTCTTAAAGGATTTCTTGTTAAAGAATTAGGAACTGACAAATTAGCTATAGATGCTTTAAATATGTTGAACCCTATGAATAATCCTTATGGTTCAACTTTGCCTAGTGCTTGGTTAGAAAGAAACGTACCTAAAGGCGGAAGTTTTCTTGGACAATTAATAAGTAATAATCCTTCAAATGGTTCTCCGGGAACTTTTGTACCTTTAGGTAGACATACAGGTGTTCAACAACAGACTGTAATTGGTTTAACAGGATCTCATAATAGTGAACATGCTCAAGCTATTAGTAGAGCAGTAGAAAAATGGAATGAATGGATCTATCAAAGCGGTGGACAAATCGGATCACAAATGCTTGATGATGCTTTGAACCCAATGGGACCATTTAAATCTTTGCCTTCTGTTAGACGACTTTATTCTAAAGGTGAGTATCAAGCAGATATAGGTTTTGGTAGACAATTTGGTTCTTCTCAAGGTATAAATCTTCCGCGAGGTGGGTATGGTCAAGATGTTTCTAGACCACCTTCTGTCTATATTGCAGGTGAAGGTTGGGCTGATAAAAAGAGTGTTCCTTTAGGTTGGGTTGAAGAACGAGCTGATGGTGTACCAACTGGTAAATGGATTCCAGATGAGACTCCAATGCCTAGCGAATTTGAACCAACTGGTATTATTGGATTAGAAACTGAACTTGAAGCACGTAATATACGTTTTCCTACTACACCACAATCCCCTGAAAAACTTGCTACTACTCTTGATAGACGAGAGTATCTTGAAGAAGAAATTATAAATCTTGCACATTCACTACTTTCTTTACCAAGTGGATCAAAAGTAACTTATCCGTTTTCTGCAACAGCTTCGTATCAAAGATGGAAAGGCGATTTACCATACTATGACGATTTTGGATTTACTTTAAATAGATTAATAAAAATTGTTAACGATCATGGTGCGTCTTCTACTTCTACTATTGCAGATTTAGAACGAGAAATATGGCAAATACTTGGAGATCTTCCAACAGTATCAAAAGGAATAGCAGACTTGCCGTATATAGGTACTGTAGGTGGGGTAAAACATGATGGTGTTCGTAGAATATTTACTGATTTTGAACCTACAGATCTTGTTCCTAATTTAGAAATAAAAGGAAACCCTGTAGGTGATATAACACAATTTGATTCTGATATTTTAAAACCGTGGAACATGAGTTATGAAGAAGTTCAATGGATGCACGATGATCCTTCTCTTATAGTAGGTGACACTATAGAACAATTAGCGCAAAGAGACATAGGTTTTGAACAAGATGTCTTCTGGAATTACGCGCGACCTGACGAACAATTTTTCCCTGCTGCTGGTTTATCTACAGCAAAACCGGGTGATGTTATACCTCCTCGTGGTGTTATTGGACGTAAAAAAACTCCTGAAACTCATGACGCTTTATTCCAAGCTGGTGTTAAAGACGTTGAAGAATACATGATAAATAGAATTAGCGGAATGCCTGAAGAAAAACTTGCAGCATTTTTAAAATGGAGACAACAACAAATAGATGAAGCAATACAAGCAGGACATGTTGATGCTGTGTGGCCTTTCTTTCGTAATCCTTCTAGCGCTACTTTTGATTATGATGGAGCAGCTAAAACAATTTTAAGAAATCCTGATCCGCAAGATTATCCTGTTTCGTTTAAAGAAACTGCTAAAGAACTTAAAGCTAAAAACATTCCAATCGATGAAACCGCCCAACAAAATATGCCTACGAGAACAGCAGCAATAGTTAAAAGTAAATTAAGAACAATAGCTGAATCAGATACACCTAGAGCATTATGGACGTACGATAGTGAAAGAGCAGCATCTTTAAGACCAAGTGATATAGGTGGTTTTCATCATGGCATAGATCTTGTAGGTGTAAATCCTAAGAGTGTTGGACCAAATGATATTGAAACTGTAATGGATTCACATAATGTGTTTCATGTTTGGGAACATACAAAAACAAAAGATATACACATTCTTCCTGATACTGCTTATAATCCTACTACTAAAGAATTAAATATACCTGTCGGTTTTAATCCAAAAGATTATAAATCAATAGGTTCGTTTGAAGCTGGTTCTAACGATATGGCTCAATTTACTAGAGTCCAAACTGAAAAAATAAAAAATGAAATGAATCATCTTTTAACTACACATGACAGAGTAGAAGCATCTGGAGGCGCACAAGTTAATCATCCTATGTTGCTTGAGTTAACTGGTTTTCCAAAAGATGCAGCTATGTCAGAAGCGCGATTAGTTACACATAGTAATGATGGATTGTTGCCTCAAAGAATGTTGCATACAATGCCAGCGGGCGCTCCTAAAACTGGAGCGGGTGGAGCAGTTATGTCTGGTATTAAACATTTAGAAAGAGCTTTCTTTGGTGGTTACATGCATCCTGTTATTAAAGCAGGTATCCGTGAACCTATGTTCTTGTGGTATTTTTCTGAAACTTGGGCTACTAAATCTTTAGGTATAACTGAATTTTATCAACACAGCGCTAATGCGTTTAAATTTTTAGAAACAACATTGTTAAAAGAAGTACCTAATTGGTTGCTGCCTAGCAGACTATCGCCACATCATAAAGCTATGCATAACGGAGTAGAACAATTTGATATTCCTGAGTTAAGAACCTTTATTGAAACTTTCCGTAATAGAAGAAAAGCTGAAGATGTTACTGCTGTTTTTGCTGACGTAGTAGATGATTGGATGTCAGGAGTTAAAGACAAAAATCTTTTGTTAGAACAAGTATTTGATCTTCCTAAAGGTGAAGTGCGTATTGGAAATGATTATGGATTGCCCGGAGGTGGGAATCTTAAAGGTACGCATAGTTTAAGTAAAGCATATGGAAATAATCCTGATGAAGCTTTACGTGATGCTTTAGCAAATAGAAATTATTATGATGTTGAAATTAATTTTAAAGACAAAGGATTATTCCACAGAGTATTTGCAGGTAACGAAGAACAGTTCTTTCATCTAAAAGAAACATTACCAACAGACGAATACAATTTATTTATACGCAGCATAATGGAATGGATGTCGCAACAACTTGCTTCACATCATGCAAGAGTTGATTTTGCAATGCTTGATTCTGCTAAACGAATGAGTCATTACGTTGACATGCACACAAAACGATCATTCTTTCAAGAGATGGTTGGATCAGCAATACCATTTCATTTTGCTCATTTCCAATTCTTATCAAGATGGGCAAAAACAATAGAGCATAATCCAGCAGCTATACCAAGATTAAATTGGTTATTGTTTGCTGCTGTACAAACAGGTTACAGATATGAAGATGAACGAACAGGACAGATGAGACTTAAAATACCTTTCACTGAAACAGGTGTAGGTATTTTCTTAGAAGTAATGAATAGTATTCCTATAGTTCAAAAATTCTTTGGTAGTAAATTATTAAGCGTCTTTGAAGATGGTGTAGGGTTCCCTGAAAGATTTATTTTGCCGGGATACGATCCAGATAATTTACTTGAATTTCAACTTGGTCCAATACTAGGAATCCCTTTAACAGCAGCATCTCATGTAATTGGTCCACAACTGCTTAATGAAGGTTTACTTGGTGTAGGTGAAAATCTTGTAATGAATAGAACTTACGATGAGCCTTTAGTTAATTCAATTTTTGGTCAGCTATTACCTACAACATTTGTTCGACCATTTGCTGCTGTTCTTAATGCTTTTGGTGGTTCTGATATAGCTGGACTTTATTCTAAAGCTGAAGCTGACGCAGTTATGATCTTAGGATTAAAAGGAATGTTACCTGACCAAGCTGACATGGCTGGCAGGCCGGGTGAAGAAGTTTTCAATCAGAATTGGTATGAAGCTATTTCTCATATAGCTAAAGTAAAAATGGTTATGGATATGGTGACATGGCAAATAGTTGGTACGTCATCACGTTCAACAATATTGTCATCTGATGCAGCTTGGGAATGGAATGAGTTAATGCAACGAGGTATTGATATGGGTATGCCTCATGAAGAAGCTTTTGAATACATGTTGGATCAAGCTAAAGAAGACTTTGATGCTAATTTTGCTATAGAGTATCCAAATATTTCTACAGATGATTCTTTTTATTGGGATGAATGGAATAGAGAAATAACTAGAATAGGTACTACTGGCGTAGGCGCAACAGAGAAAATAACAATAGCTGATTTGCCTATGACTGTGGCAGCTTGGGAATGGTTGACAACAGGAGACAATCAAGAATGGGTATTAGCTGCACCTTTAGTTCATTCATTCTTTATTCCAAGAGGATTTACTGAAGAAGAAACATTGTATGCACAGTTTGCAAGAGATTGGCAATTAGGTGAAGCGTTACGTTGGGATCGTACAACTGAAGAAATACAAATTGCTATTCAAAGTGTTGCTCCTTCTGTTGAATATTATCAAACAAAAGAAGCTCATTTAAGACAATTAAATATATTCAGAGAAGCTAGAGACAGTGGTCGTAGAAACGATATAAAACCGGGTGTGTCATGGGCTGATATGATTATGATGGAAGAAGAAAGCTGGGATTCATACGATGCAACGTTTAAAGAACGGTATCCTATATGGGCAGAAAATACGTTCGGTTTAGATTCTCAACATAAACGTAAAGAAACGCTTGATGAAATGCGTCGTTTGTTTACATCAGATAATATTGATGCAATTCCTGACAGCCCACATAAAACCGATATTCTTTCAGGTATGAAATTAATTATTAATTTAGATAACGCTTTAATACAATTATCTGGTGTAAGAGGTAGTAATGACAAAGGTGTTAAATGGACATCTATTCGTAATAATCTTATACTTGATACATACAACGAATTTAGTGCTTTAGTTGCGGGTAGACCGTGGCTTAACACAATGTTTTATAACTTGCTTTTGCCTTTCATTGGTGAAGATTGGGTAATAAAGTTAGAAGAAGGCACATTAGATTTAGGAGTTAATTAAACATGCCACCAGATGATTTAGATGAATTTACTCCAAATGAGGGGAGTGTTCCTTCTGGCGCTCCTGAACCAGATAATCCTTGGGAAATAGAACAACCTAATTTTACAGGTGGTGGTGTTAATACACAAGAAGCTGCTTCTTTATCTACAATAATTCAAGCACCAGATAAACTTCATCATATTTATTTAGCTAACAGTGACCCTGCAACTTCTTTTACTAGAATGATTAATGTTCTTTTAGATAACTATATTTATTATGTAACATTTAGTGGCAACGCTCCTTTGCCTGCTGATTCAATATATGGGGCTGTTGATCCTTTAGGTTTAAGTGGACAGTTTGGTGAAATTATGGGAGCAGGAGGAGTAGAGGGACGTACTCCTATGACTGTTGAAGTTGTTGAAATAAATTCTGTAGGCGGACAAGAGCTTTTAAGAAATTATCATGCAGCTAATGGGGATGGTGGCGGAGAAAAAAATAGAACATACGAACAATTAAACGACGAAGAAAAAGCTAAAGTAGATGCACATATAACTGGTACTTATGCTGGACATGAGTTTATGTTTTTAGCACCAGAAGATGAGGGTGCTACTTTTAGAGATCCATTAAATCTTAATTTGTATGATGATCCTGAAACAGATGTGAATGAAGGTGTGCAAATTCCTATGATAGGTATTGTTCCTTCTTATGATGGAACGAACATGGGATACATTTCAACAATAGAAGAAATGATGATGGGTGTACCGTTAGATCAAAAAAGTTTAGATTACTATATGCGTAATTTAGAAACAAAAAGCCCTGATATGTTTCGTGCAGTTCAAGGACAGCTTTCTGCTTTAGGATATTACAACACTGATTCTGGTGGACCAGAATGGGGTTACTCTAGGAATAGAGACAGGCAAGCGTTTCGTAGTTTTATGGCTGACATTATTACTGAACGTGTAAGAGTAGAGGATTACAACAGAAAGAATCCTAACAGCCCAATTTCTATGGCTAGGGTAGGAGAGTATTTAGATAAAAGATTTTTTTCTAATATTGAAGCTAACAGCGCTAAATGGGGTGTAGGCGTTACAAAAGATGCAGATGGTAATACTATTTCTATGTCTCCAATGAGAGGTTTACAAAACGATGTGCAATCAGAAATTGTAAATACATTAAATAATTTGTGGAATGGTACAGGCAGGCAAGTCGGTGACAGAGAACAAGACATAATAGAAAAAGCATTTAATGAATTGTATGTTGCAGGTGACATTGATCCTACTGAATATAAAACAGAAGGGTTTACTGATTTAATGGGGTTAGCTGATTCTTTTGGTGCTGAATATTATGGCGGTCAAGAAGGATGGGAAAATAATATACGGATAGGAATTGGTGGTAATCGAAACGAGTTTTTGCGTATGGCAAGAGCTGCTGGTGTGCCAATAAATGTTGACGAAGCTCCTACTGCTCAACAACGTAAAGATATTTATAGATGGAATTTTATTACTTTGTTAAATAAAAACAATGGTAACTTTGAAGCAGCAAGTAATGAATTTGCTAATACTTTTGGCGCTCAAACATTTAGAAATCAAGAATATAATTCTGATTGGTTAAGAAATGTAATTTCAAATGCTCAAACTCCTACATCATTTGGTCATGTAGCCGGGGCTAAAACAATGCTTGAGCAAGACGAACTACGGTTAGGTGCTTTAGACGATATAACTAAACGTGTTCAAGTTGCTTCTGGTTTTGGTAATGAAAAATCTGGTATGGCTAGGAAAGCAGCTAACGATGTGCTTGCAGCTTTTGCTTCTGTAGGGAAAGGTAATCAAAGAGACAGAGGTACTAGAATATGACGTTTATTACAGGTAATAATGCTCCTCTAGTTAAAGATGAAGTCATAGAAGCAGTAGACATTCTTTATGATGTTAATCAATGGGCTTGGAATCAAGGCGTAGAAGTATTAGATGAGTTATGGAATCCTTTTGGAAATAATGTTAATAAGTGGCTTGGTGAAATGCAGCATCTTGTAGTTCCTGTTATGGGCAAATCTAATCCTGATGATATTAAACAAATGTGGGATTATTTATATGGGATGCATGGAGAAAGTGCATCCGATATGTTTGCTCCCTCTGGTTCTAATCCTTTAGAAGATGGTTTAGGATTGTATGTAATTTATGAAGATGAAAAAGCTGAGAAAAAAGGAAAAGAAACATTAGGTCAGTATGGGTTAGCTTCTCCTGTTATACCTAATATGATTGTACCAATGGGATTGTATTTAGATGACACTCCTTATGATATCCCTAATGTTGACACAGCTAAATACAATATAGGTAACACTAAAACAAGACGCAGATTTGACGCTATGAACGAAGGTTTTGAAAGTATTTACAGTCCAATATTTTATGCACCTCAATGGGAACTAGGTCAAGCAGGAACTAAATGGGCTAATAAATATCAAATGAATCGTGGAAATGTAGAAAACCCAGAGTTGCGTTATGCAGATGTGCCAAATCCTGAAACAGATGCAGGGTTAAGTCGTGGTAATCCAAACTTTGGTAGAAATTTACCAAGTATGGCTACGCCTGATTACGAAGAACAAGCTCGTGATTTAGCTGTAGTTATGGCTATGCAAGAAAATGATGGAGCAGGTTACGATGACGGCTGGGGTGATCCAACAGTAAAGTATAATGGCGCATATCAGTTTAGTGAAAATGATTGGGCTTATTGGAGCAACGATTTATATGGTGAACCAGTTACAGGTAAACCTAATCCTGATGTTCAAGATGCTGTAGCTGAACATAAATTTAAATCTTTTTTAGAAAAATATGATGGTGACATAGGCGCAGTAGCTGCTGAACATTATGCTGGTATCCCAGCTAAAATTCGTTTCTATGACAAAGGAATAGATTTTACTCATGGGAAACCTAATAGTGAACATCCAACTATGATGGAATATGTATCTTATATTAATCGTTCTTATTTAAATTATTTGAATACAAAACAGTCATCTGGAACAGGGTCTGTTGTAAAGGGTGAAGGTTTACCTTCTGTTACTGGTGCTAATTATGCACGTACAAAAGAAGAACGTTTAGCTTATGAATTACCTGATACAAATTTTTTAGATAAGAATCGAGGTTTAAGATAATGAATCTTCCTAATATAGATTACGATGCACTAGGAAATGCAGAAGAACAAATGACTGTTTTTGGAGAACATTGGTTAGAAGATTTCTATGATGAGTTTCCTGCTTGGGCTTCAATAATTAGAAATGATGAAAACCTTAAAGGAATTATTTTTGATTGGTGGAATAAACACGGCAGGACAATGAGTTCTGATGGTCTACCATATACAGATTTGTATGACGGATTAATGAATGCTCTTAAAGAAAGTGAATGGTATTTAACGCAACCAGAAAAACTTCGTAATGCTTTAATATTAGAAGCAACTGATCCAGCTACATACGAATATAATTTTAATGAAAATATGCGTTACGCAACAGACATTGTAGGCACATATTTTGGAGGTGAGTTTTCTCCAGATTTTTATAAATTTTTGTCTAACGAAGCTTTACGAAATGATTGGACTGATGATCGATTTAAAAGAGAAATTATAGGTGCAGCCCGTTCAGGCAAATGGACAAAATCTGCACCAAATTCAGGCCGTGTTAAACAAAACCATGACGATATTATGAGCTATGCACAAGACATGCTTGTACCAGTAGGCGGTGACGCTTGGGATTTAGCTTGGAAAATAGCTGAAGGTACTAGAAATCTTAATGATGCAAAAGATTTTGTAGATGGGTTAGCAGAAAGTAGATACGGGCAATGGATTGATATACGTGGTTTAACTAATAGAGGCATGACTATGGCTGATGTTGTTGCAGAACAAAAAGATGCAATTGTTGAAACATTAGAATTGAATCCTGAAGATGTCCACATGTGGAAGATACCTGTTGATGATTTGTTTGTTGATCCTTCTCAAAGCCCTCTTTCTCCTCCTACTATCCCTGATACTAAAGGTATAGACAAAGGATTAGAAGCAAGTAACGATCAAGGTGTGCAACTGTTTTCTAGTAAAGCTACTAAATTTGGTGAAGTTATGACAGAAGAAGGTTCTAGAACTAGAAGACTTAGAACAGCAGACGAAGCTAGAACTTGGGCTAAAGGTAGAGATAGGTATCAAACAACTAGAGGCTTTAGAGATAGTATCAGAAGTCTTTCTGGTGCCATGGCTCAAACGATGGGAACAAGGTAATGGCAGAAGATTATTTTATTGACAATGATGAAACAGATCCATTGGCAAATGTATCTACAGAAGATCAAAATGCTGTAGATGCTTTTTTAAGAAGCATTAGTGGCATTGGACAAGCTGCTGTAGAACAAGGCAAATCTTTTATAGAAGGAGTTGTTCAACATTTTCAAGATCCTTTAGGAGATCAAAGCGGAAGTATTTTAAGTACAAAAGCTGCTGAAGAACTTTTAAAAGGAACAAGTATTAATGATGCTTCAATGTTTGGTTGGGGTAGTCAGATGGATAAAGGAATGTTAGGTCCGACAGATCCTTCTACTGGTTTACCAACAGATAAATTGTTTCTTCAAAGTGAGAAACCTACAACTACTATTGTAGATGATGGAGGTTATGTTGCTCCCCCAAGTCTCGGAGATCAAGCAGGTGTTCAAACAGGTAATCAAGGAGATGATTGGGGTGGATTTCAAAACGACCCTGAACCTTTTGGAACAGATGTATTGCCTACATTATCTCAAAGAGAAATAGATGACGCTAAAGATTTTATAGCAGCAGAATTAAGATTAGCAGGATTTAATACTGGTTCGATTACATCTATGATTGAAAACTGGATTATCCCTAGATTAACTGGAAAATTTATTGACACTGTTAGTGGAAAAGCAATGCCTCCACCTACTGAAGCTAAAAATCTTTTACCTGAATTGTTTGAACGTCCTGAATTTAAAGAAAGATTTCCGGGCTATCATCCTCGTCTTGAAGCAGGTTATAACGCTATAGATATTCAAGATTATTTAGCATATGAAAATACTTTTAAAGAATTGATGTATACCCACGGGTTAGATACTTATATTAATAATGCTACTAATACTAAAACTATGGATACATACATTGGTGATTTAATTACTGGCAATGTTTCTATACAACAAGTTCAACAACGTATTAATCAAGGTGTGTCTGCTGTTATGAATGCGCCTGAACAAGTTCAAACTACTTTTGCAAATTGGTATGGAGAAAAAAATGGAGAGAACGCGCTGCTTGCTAACTTCTTAGATCCTAATGAAGATTTGTTTGATCTTAAAAACATGGCTCAAGCTGCTATAGCTGGAGGTTATGCAATAGATATTCTTGGAGAAGATGGAAGAATTACTCAAAACATGGCTGAAGAAATTGCTGATTTAGATTACAGCAATCAACAATTACAACAAGCTTATAGTCAGTTGTCTCAACAAACTTTATTGTTTGCCGAAAAAGCTGGTGAAGAAGATTACACTATTGCTAGAGAAGGTGTTTTGTCTGCTTTAAATATGAACTCAGAAGTACAAGAACGTGTTCGTCGTCGTAAAAGAGAAAGAATGGGTGACTTCTCTGGTGGCGGTGGTGCCATGGTTTCAGGCACAACTACAGGTTTTGGTAGCGCAAATAGATAGGAGAATATATGCCAAAATATGCAACTAGCTCTTCCAAAGGGAAAGCTAAGAAAGTACCATATAAGAAAGTAAGGAAAGGTAAACGTAAATAATGTTTAACAAAGACGTACTAGAGAGAGTGGTTGCCACATTCGCGCAATCATTTCTTGCTGTGTTTACTATTGGTGACATGGGAAGTATGAAAGCTGCTGGGATTGCAGGCGGTACTGCTGTACTTAGCCTTGTTAAAAGTGTGGTTGCATCACGCTTTGGTGACGGATCAGCTTCAGCGGCAAGCTAATGGCTAAACAGTACTGGATGAAAAACCGCCAGACACCAAGAACAAATAAAAAAGGTTTACAAAAGCGCGGTAAAGAAGCCGGTAGTATTTACACTCAAGCTTTTTTTGCAACGACTGTTAATGCTATGGCACATAACGCAAAGCAAAATAAAGTACCTAAGCCGGGTGATGTCAAGAGCAAAGGTTCTGTCGCTGGGCGTGGTACACGGTGGGGTGCGGCTACTCCAACGACTATGCCTAGGAGAAAGCTTCCTTAAATGTCTGACGTTACTGACCTTAAACAAATCAAAGTATCCAAGATAACTCTTGGGCTTATCATGTCTGTTGCTATTACCAGTGGAGTCGTAGTATGGAATGCGGCTAGTATTGCTGGCAGGATAGATGATTTGGAAAAACAGGTGCAAGTAATTGAAGGAAACACTGGAACAGACAGTACAGTTTTGGCGAAGCTTGATGAAATTTCTGCGGGAGTACTGGAAAATTCTGGTGCCATTGACAATCTTACCGCCGCTCGTCTTGACGACCTTTCTCGTTTTACTCCTTCTCTTATTACAGAAGCTATTGCATCAGACTTAAAAGAAGTTAAAGAGCTAGTTAACAAACTAGATACTGACTGGGTTACTACTGAATTAGATGTTCTTTGGTATGAAATAGACACCATGATGTTAGCAACGTCTAGTATTTTAGCGCGTATTGATCTAGCTGAAGAAGCAATCAAGAGTAAACCATGGGGTGAGAAGTTCTACGATAACAATGAATAAGACTGTCAAGCTGATTACAGCGATAACAGGTTTGTTGGTTGCTATAGGTACTTTAGTAGGAGCAATTACTGTTACTTTTGGAAGAAGCGATGACAGTGCTAAGTATTCTTACACCACAATAGTGCTAGATAGTCCAGAAAAATACGAGCAATTCATACAGAACCATCCCGGCTAATGGCAAAAACATGGATAGACCAAGACTTATGTACAGGTGATGGGCTTTGTGAAGAGATATGTCCGAGTATTTTTTATGGACATCAGGATGGTCTTTTTTATGTTAAAGAATCAGGGTCTGAAACCCCTAAGGAACCTACTCACAGGATGGGACAATCAGTAGAAATACCTGATGATCTTCTTGAAAGTGTTATTGAAGCGGCTGAAGAATGCCCCGGAGAGTGCATATTCCTTGATACTGACTGATATTGTAGTATAGTAATTTACATGGATGTACCGCTCTAAGCTGTCCATATCCGCTAGGATCACCCACGCTCCTAGTGTGTAAGTAGTGGAGGCTGATCCAGCCCGTGACGACTGGGGATGCTAACAATAGTCACGCACCGCATAGTTCCTCCGACTGTGTGCGATAGCAAAGGAGAGGCATGGAAGACGAATTTGATGTAAGTGATTCTAGTGGAATCAAGGACTTACGCGATGCGGCTGAAAGAGGTCGTAAAGCTACACAAGAACTTGATGATATGAAACGCGAAATGGCGTTCATAAAAGCTGGAGTTGATACCGAAAGCAAAGCAGGTCAACTGTTGTATAAGGCTTACGATGGGGAACTGGAAACAGAACTCATACAAGCTGAAGCATCAGAACTTGGGATTCTTAAAGGGGACGCGCAAGCACCTCAGCAAGATTCATCTACACAAGATGTAGCAGGTGTGCAGGAGCGTCAAGCTCTCGCAGGTGACAGTATTTCGCCAGAGGTAAATACTCAAAGTCCTTACGAACAAGGGTTTCAAGAATTTAAAACTGCGTACGATTCAGGAAAGCCGAAAGATGAATCGGCAGCAAGATTTGTACACACTGTTCTTGAAGCGGCTGGTCGAGGGGATGATCGAGTTATCGATAGTCGTTAAATGCCTACATATGTTTACGAGTGTTCGGAGTGCTACTCTCATTGGGAGTTAGTACAAAGCATGAAGGACAAACCTAATAGGTTTTGTTCTGAATGTGGCAAGGAATCCGGTAAACGGATTCTTCAGTCACCAGCTTTAACGGCTGATGCTACTCCAAACAGGGGAAGAAATAAGATCCCTCCTCGAAGACCAAATAATAATTGGGAAAGAGGAAAAGCTGGTCAACATAGAGCAGATGGGTCATTTGTTCCATATGTTAAGTCAAATGGTGACAATATACCTGTTAAAGAATTTGCTGATAATCGCTCAAAGTATGAAGGACTGTTGCGAGAAAGAAAAAACAGACAATCCACTACTAAATAAAGGAGCGATAACATGGCCATTGTAGGGCATGGAGGTATAGTAACCTCATACGATCTTGACGTTGGCGTTAAGATCAACATGGATGAACTCATTTACATGATTTCACCAACAGACTCTCCGTTTATCAACGGTATTGGAACTGATGGAAGGCAACTTCTTTCTAGTTCTCCCGTAGATCAACAAGAGTTCAAATGGATGGACGAAGAACTTTTGCTTCCTAGTGCATTCATTTCAGCAACAACAGGTGCAGGAGGAGCGGCAGCTTCAGAAATAACTGTAGCCGCTGCTGATTCTTACAAATTCCAAGTAGACGATCTTTTGTCAAATGCGGCAGAAGGCGAAGTATGGAATGGTGCTATAAAAAGAGTTACAGAAATCAACAACACCACTGGTGTGATTGATGTAGTTGAATGGGCAAACGGCAGCGTTTGGCCTGTACCAACAATAGGTGACAAAATTATCTGTGTTGGTACTGCACTAGTTGAAGGTTCCGATCCGGGACAATCGCGTACAGCAGATCGTACGATCAGCTCGAACTTCACGCAGATCTTCGGACCTACGCCTATCCACATGTCACGTTCAGAACAGCAGGTATCCCGTTACGGTGTATCTGATGAGTTTGCCAAACAAGTTTATGGCCGCTCAGTTGAGAATGTGATAACTCGTGAGCAAGCATTCCTTTATGGTAAGCCTGTAAACGATACTGCAACCAAGCGCCGTTCAACTGGTGGCTTGATGCACTACATCTCTTCTAACACTGATGCTTCAACAACAACGTTAACTATTGGAGCGTTAGAAACTTTGATGCAGAAATGCTACAACGCAGGCGGTATCCCCGATCTTCTGATCGCTAACCCAGCCTCGTTTGCTACCTTAAATGATATATCAGATAGTGGCCGTGTTCGCACAGTCATTGACGATCCTCGTCGTGGCCGTGTACCTGTCACATCTGTCTTCACCGAGTTTGGTGAAACACAGATGGTAAGGAACCGCTGGTGTCACTCTGAGACAGCATTCGTAGTCCAGAAGGAAAATGTTTCCCGACGGGTTATGCAACCACTCGTAGTCGAAGCTCTCGCTAAGACTGGCGATAGCGACAAGGTGCAGATTGTTTGTGAAGAAGGACTCCAAATTAAGGGTCAAGCTCACATGGCAAGATTCACTGGACTCACCGGCTACACGGATAATCCGTAAAGTAGTCCTCCCATAGGCTAGTTGTTAGGGGGCGTAGGTATAGCCTCGCCCTCTAACAACAGCTAATATTTAACTATGCCTACTATCGCAGATGCCATTCAAGATACGAAAAGACTTTTAAATAGTAATACTCGTACTGAAATAGATGCTTTAAAAACAACTCTTTCTTCTGCTTCTACAGTTGATCTTGAGTTGTCGTATGGTGCTGATGGTATACGAGCAGGTTCGTATCTCTCTATTAGTAGAGGTAATACTGCTCCTGAAACTGTATACGTTCACTCTCGTAATGGTTTCAATATAAAAGTTCAACGTGGTATGGATGGTAGTACTGCAACAAACTGGCAAGCTGATGGCACTTCAGGAGTTCCTACTTTAATTGAAGTAGAACCACGATTCACTGGGCATCAAATCTATTTAGCTGTCAAGCAAGCTATCCATGCATTGCCAGAAAATTTGTTTGCTGTTGATACTTTCACTGTTGATTTTGGTACTTCTGACCAAGCTAAAGCTGTTACGTTAGCCAATGGATTTACTAATATCTTGTCTGCTACACGTACAGCTAGAAGTGATGAAGATCGTTTACTTAAATTTAACTGTAAAATACAGGAGTATGACGGTACTTATAAGCTAATGAGACAAGAAGGTATAGAGAAAACTGTTACTGCACAGGTTACGTATAGTCATCCATTTGTAACAGGGACTCTAAGTCTGGAAACCGATCTTGTGTCCACTCTGAAAATGTCGTCTGAGATGACAGATATTCCACCATTAGGCGCAGGAGCAATTCTAATGCTTGCTGAGGAGTCAACTCGTCTTGATCTTCATGCCGCTGGTGATTCGAGGGGTGACGCAGCCGTGAATCCCGGAGATCGTTCTCGTTACTCATTGATATTACAGGCGCAATATGATCGTCGGGTAAGTCAGGAGGCGCGTCGTCTGATGGCGAAGTACGGTTTACGTTCTGATAGTGTAACCGGCGCAACATTTCCCACGACACTTCGTTAGACATGCCGCTCCATAACAACACTCATCGGGATTCCCTTCCTATACGATTAGGTGATCGTAAATTTAATATTGATGTTACCAGATTAGCTCGTCAAACTATAGATCCTATTCGTCAAGGCTTTGATACTGTAGGTCAGCCGGGAGAGCAATCTTTAAATCAGGCTGGTGTGTGGAAGCGTAGCCGTAATGACTGGGAGTTAGGTGCTGGTCAAAGAGAAGCTGATTCTCCTGAGTCTGGTTTGCGTAGGTTCCATACAAGTCTTGGTATAGATCCTTGGACTAAGAATGAAATTAAATTACATAAAGACGTTACTGAATCTAAAGATGCAACTGGTACCAATCTTCTTTTAACTACAGCCAATGATGGTACTAATGATTATATTTATATGGCTAACGGAGCCAATGTTGAATACTCAACAGATAGTGGTGCAACATGGAGTGGAAGTCCTATAGCTAATCCTGCTGGCGGTACTATTTTTGCTATGGCTAGTGACGGTGCGAGCATCTATGTTGCTGGTAACGCTGGCGCTGGTTCAGAAGTTCAAAAAATATCAACGACGACTGCTGGTGCTGGCACTGGCAACGTTTGGACTTTGACAAATATGGCGGCAACCGATGGTGTGTGGTTTGCAAATGGATATCTAATAGCATCTGTTGGTTCTCGCCTTACTTGGTTGCCTAGTACAGCAGACGAGTCTAGTTCGTTTGATATAACTTCATCTACTTTTTCGCAAGTAAGCACATGGTCATCCGTCATAGGCACACCAGTAGGTATATACGCAGCAGGTAACCAAGGCAATCAAGGTCGCATCTATTACATAGGTATCAACGACTCGACTGTTGCTTTAGACGTACCTGTTCTTGCAGCTCCTTTACCAGAAGGAGAAACTATCAATGTTCTATCAGAGTACGGTGGTGTGATACTCATCGGAACTAACAAAGGTTTTCGTCTAGCTCAAACAGGACAACGAGGCACGTTATCGTTTGGGCCTTTAATAACTATTGACAATGGTGTTTCTGTTCTTGAACCTCAAGGAGAGTTTGTTTGGTTCGGATGGAAAAACTATAGCGGTAGCTCAGGGCTAGGACGGATAAGTTTAAAAGAATTTACTGAACCTCTTGTTCCTGCTTATGCTACCGATCTTATGAAGGGCAGTACGAACGAAAATATACAAGGTGTTATTACTACTGCTGATAGTCGCAGGATGTTTACTATTTCAGGTGATGGTGCGTACATAGAACATGCTACTAATTATGTTTCTAGTGGAACTATAAATGAAGGTAGATTTAGATGGGGTATAACAGAACTTAAAGTACCAGTATCAGGAGACATACGGCATAACGCTTTAATAGCAGGGCAATCAGTTACTTTAACTGTTACGAGTGATGATGCACAAACAGATAGTATTACATCTAATACTGTGGGTAAAAGCACACCAGTAGATGCTGATGGAAATCCCAATGTTCAACCATTTGATGATGTAGATGGTGAATATCTTATTCCTTCATTAACTATTACTCGTGGTACAGATGCTACTGAAACTCCTACTGTGTTTAGGTGGACAATCCGCGCTATACCTATGCCTTTTGTGGCAGAAGCAATTACATTGCCTATTGTTTTAACTGTACAAACAGAACACGATAAACGACATGTGTGGCAAGACATTTATGACGAATATAAATACATTAAAAGTTTGTTAGAGAAACGTCAGCTTGCTTTGTTTATTATGGGAACAGAAGTAAAAAACGTGTATGTTGCAGGTGTTGGTTACGATCAAGGTGCTATTAGTAGATGGTCTGATAGTCAGCAAAGAGATTACGTAGAGGGCTACGGTAGAGATAAGTGGGTTGAAGGCATACTAACTGTGCAATTAATTACTGTGCAAACTGGTGTGACTTTAACTCCAAGTGATACGGCATGAGGTTTTATCCTTCGTATACTTTTGAGACTCCTGCTGCACCTCAGCAACGTATAGGTAATGGTGCTATGACCCAATGGAAATCAAGTAGTCCTAATTCTGCTTCAATTAAAATAGGTTCATCTAATACTTTAACTGGAAATTATTCTTATGTTGGTTTTGATACAGGTCATAGTGAACAAGATTATTTAGGATACATGGTTGGTACGAGTGGGACCACTTCTGGTTCAGGTGATTGGGGTGGCGTGATAATGCGTCCACCTGTAATGACTAATGATAATTATCGTCCCTTTATGAATATGGTTGAATATGGTTCAGGAGATGCTGGACGTTCTTACGCGGCGGTAGGTATTTACGATCAAGGTGTTGATAATGGAGATCAAAATACAACCACTTGGTATCGTTTTTCTAGTGGGACGTATGCTCAAACCAATTATGGTGATGTTTGGTACTGGTATGACAACCCAACTACAGGTACTTCATGGACTACCTTAATGTCACTTAATGCTTCAGGTAATCTAGCTGTTGCAGGTTCATTGTCTAAAGGATCCGGGTCATTCGACATACCTCACCCAGTATTAGAAGACAAAAGATTACGTCACTCATTTATAGAGGGACCGTATGCTGATCTAATATACAGAGGCACTGTGACACTCGGAGCAGAACCAGTAACTATTTGTATGGATGAACAATACAGTATGACTGAAGGTACATGGAAAGCATTAAACACTAACCCTTGGTCTATCGTTTCAGCATCAGGCAAGCTGGTTGAATGGTCGTTAGATGAATGCAAACTGACTATCACTGGGGATGAAGGAACAGTTTGTCAATGGATGGTGATAGGTGAACGTAAAGATCAGCATATGATTGACACTGATATTAGTGACAATGATGGTAGAATTGTATTAGAGTATACTCCGACGGCTGAACCAGAGGACATACATGACCAACCCCCTACTCCCGACTACAGATAAGCATATAGATTTAAGTTTACTTCATCCTAGATTTGTAGAACGATTAGAAGATTTCTTTGCTGACGGGCGCATAGGTAACAGGGTAAGTATATGCTCAGGGTGCAGATCATACGCTGCTCAGAAGGCCCTCTACGACCGTTACAAGAGAGGTAAAGGTAACCTTGCAGCTAATCCTGATTGGAAAAGACCCGATGGTTTCTTTCGAGGCAGCTTTCATCAAGAACAACCAGACGGATATTCTTATGCAGTTGACCTACGTATAGTTAAACGAGGTTTAACAACAGATGAAGTAACCAGTGTCGCTCACAGGTACGGTATACGACCCACAGTCAGAGGAGAATGGTGGCATTTTCAACCACGTAACGGCAACAGTTGGTTTAAAAGAGTAGGATCAGTGTTCCTTGGCAGACCAGAAGAACCACCTGAACCAGAGGTTAACTGGGCTGGCATTCAAGCAATCATAGATGACATGGGTAGACAGATAGCAAACGCTCCAATTAGAAGAGGATCTAAAGGAGCAATCGTAAAGGTTGCACAATCGAAGCTCAACTCGTTAGACTTTAATTGCGGAATAGCAGATGGGGTATATGGACGCAAAACTTTAAAAGCTGTGTTGATGTTACAACGTACAATGCTACTGAAAGAAAGTGGGAGTATGGATTATAAAACATGGAATGCGATGTGGAATCCTGAGGTGCCTATTGGCCTCTAAATCTTTAGAAGAATTTGCAACCGAAGGACGCAAACTACCCGGAGCTTGGATAGATACATTACCCGATGAGATTTACAACCAAGTATGGGATGCATTAAACACTGATCTTCCTATTGGAAAGATAATAATAAC